CGGTTGCGGGTGGTCTGCTGCTCATCGTTTTTAATTCTCCGATCGAAAAAGGAATTTTCCGCTACCGAAAAAAGGAAAATTCGGATCGCGGAAATGGCGAGAAACACTGTGTTTTTACTATATATATAGTATATATATTGAATATTCCTTATCTTCCTTGCGGGTCTCTCCGTGTACCTGCCTCTCCCTGCGTCTCCGTGTATACCCCTATCTGAAAATAAGGAAAATAGGAAAATTCCCCTCTAGTGGGGGGGGTGGTCTTGCTCATTTTGAACGAAATATGACCCGCGGGTTCGTTTTCGTTTTGACTTCCTCCCGCACGATCGCACCGGTGACGAGCAGGTGCTCGACGATCTCGTCCCGATCCTTTTTCCTGAGCCACGGCGTTTTGTTCGTCAGCATCGACCGGTCGGGGCGGAACTTGGCGACGATTGCTAGCACGCGATTCGTGTCCCGCTGGAACTGGTTTTCGCTGACTTCGGTGTGCACCTTGAAAATCGTCCTGCGGGTAATCCAGTTCGTGACCTTGATCGCCAGGTTGACGTCGACGATCTCGATTTGACCCTCGGCCGTCGGCCCCTGGCGTGAAGCCGCAAGCAGCAGCGCGAGGCTCGCCGCGCGGCCTCTGGCTCGCTTCCAGAGCCCGTCCGTCTTCTTGTGGCTCCCGTCCTTCGGGATTCGGGTGTCGATCTCCCGGCAGTATCGTCGGTGCCTGTCGGACGCCTCCGCGGTCATTCGGTAGACGGCAGGCCGCGGGTTGACGCTGCCGAGGTTGCCGTCGGCCGGCGAGAACTCCGACCACGCCCTAGCCTGCTCGATCACTCGGCCCGGGATCTCCGTCCATTCCGAGTCCTGCGTCTCTCCGTATCCGTGAACTTCCAGCGGCAGAATTCGGCCGAGGAATCCGTCTTCGATCGAGTCTGCAGTCAGGTTGTCCCAGAACTTCTCCGCTGTCGCGGTCCCGAAGATGACCAGGTGAGGCTGGTTGATCGTGAAAAGCTTCTTCGCGTCCGCGGTGGCTCCGTTGCTGTACGTGGTGTGTGCCGATGTCATCAGCATCTTGATTTTCTGCAAAATCGTCTCCATGTATCCGCCGCTCTTTTCCTTCTTGATCGCCTTCAACAAGTCGCCGATCTCGTCTAGCTGGAAAAGTTTTGCCGGGTGCTCCCTGAGTTGCGACTCGATGCCGTGCCCCGATCCGAGCGAGTTAGGACCGCACAGGTCATATCGGCCGATCTCAGAAAGGACGTCGACATTGACTTTGCGCGGATGATCTTTCCCGCACCCCGACGGCCCTAGGCCGAGGACAAAAATGTTGGTCCGATTGTCTCTTTCGTTCCTGATCTTCCGGCCGGTCAGCACGGACAACAGGCACATCGCACCGCCCAACGATAGAATCGGCTGCGGCTCATCGGCTGTCGCTGTCGTGTACCTTGCGACGTCGGCAATGAATCCCGGCGGAAGCAAGCAGTCCGCGGGGAAGTCGCCGGGATCTTCGACCGGACGGCCGATTTCAAGTTCGCTCTCGTCTGGCTCGAAGCTCGCTAAAAACTCGGCGAAGTGATCTAGGCCGAAATTGTTCGGATTGCTGGCGTATCCCAGCCGATACAATTCCTCCGCCGCCGCGGTGTGATCGCCGCTGTGTGACAGGCTGGCGTAGGCGTGGAAGATCGTGATCGCTTCGCCGCTCTCAAAGTTTGGATCGGACAACGAAAACGACGTCAGTTGGTAGTTGCCGGATTTCGATAGCTTGCCGAGGTATCCGCTCCTGCCGCTGTCGGTAGTCTTGCCTGGCCTGTCGAACTCCCAGTAATCCCCCATGCTGCGGAACGTGTAGCCCATCGATTCCATTTTGCCCTTGACAAGCTGGACGCCGGCAGGCGACTTGTTGAACTCATCGCCGCTTCGATCGCCGTCGACAGCACCAGCCGGCCGAATCGGCAGCAGGTCAGCCGGCTGACTTTCGATGATCCTTGCCGGCTTCTTGCTGATCCCGCAGAGGTGCTCAATCAGCTTCTCGGGTATTTCGAGCAGCACACAATCGCCGCTCATCCTGTACGTGCCCGGGTGCTTGTCGTGATAGCTGTTTGCCGCAATTACTTGCTTGCCGCTCGAATTTATAAAGTCGATTCCAGGGTAGCGATCTCGGAACACTTTGCCGAACTTGACTTCGCTCGGCTTCGAAAAGTAGTAGTGCCTCCCCCCGCTTGGCGTATCGACGATCGCGCCGCAGACGTCTTCTAGCTTGAACCCGACAGCCGCTTCGAGCTTGGCGAGCGATTCGAACCCGTTCGCCTGTTCGTCGTGGACGTCGATGTCGATGACCACGTGGCAATCGTCCATGATCCAGCCGTACTTGTCGAAACGTTCGCCGTCCAGCATCGGCTCGACGTCATCCGCTCGCTTTTGCGTGCTTGGCCAGCCAACGGCAATCGGTGACTTCGATCCCTTCGGGATCTCGTGCAGACGCAGGTTGTGGTCGCGGTAAAATTGGTGAACGATCATTGGCTAGCTCCAAAGATAAGCAAAGAGCCTAGCTTCCCGTGAAAGTGGTCGACCATATCCTTTACTGTCACGGCGATGTTTGGCTTGGTCCAGCCTTCGCCCATGTAGTACTCCCTGACAATGGCATTTGCACAATCAACGTCTTCTTCGGCAGGTTCAGCGTGCTCGGCAACTATCGCAACCGCTTCACGACCAGTTTGCCGAATAGCGCCGATGATCCTCTGCATGCAGAGGCGCTGACCGTAGGCTAGGGGAGCGCCGACTCCTTTGTATTCCAAAAAAATAAAAAGACGATCTGAGAACTCCACAACGCCGTCGATGTCCATCGGCGTTATTTTCCCGTACCGCAAACCAGAATAGTCCTTTTGCTGCGAGGCAAGCCGCCGATTGCGAATCTTGCCCCTTTGCGAATCATCCATGAAAAAAAACCTCACCGAATTGGCGGAACTCATTAGCGAATAATTCGGGATCATCTCCGAAATAAACAACGGCTTGCCCCTGAAGCGGCGCCCCTGGGTTCCCTTCGGGATCAAGAAAACGCACCCGCGACTTAGGGAAGCACACCGCCGAACACGCGGCAGCCATCCCCTGGAACCACTGCGTTTCGGTGCCGTTATTCACCAGCACGATGGCACTGGAACCGCGCGAAACCTCATCGACGATTCGTATGCAAAAGCGATTGATTGCTGGCTGTGCGTATGGCGGGTTCATCCAAATCCGACCGATCGGCCAATCCTGTGAAAGCCCGTCGTCGTCTTCGGTGTAAAACGATTTCGCTTTAACCGTTCGGTTGGCAATCTCTGACGACGCCGGATCAAGGTCGATTCCTCCCAAAACGGCTGTTGCTGCTTTAATGAACGCCGGCGGGGTGTACCATTCGTTGTCTCCGGTATTGCGTGCAACGTGAGGCTTTTTTAATTCTTCCTTAATCGCCTCGACTCGTTCAGCCTTAATCGACTCTGGCTTTGGTGGTGGCGACAATGGTCGGCTCTTGGTTTCCCTCTCCCACTCCTTTTCGACTCGCCTTGCCTCGATGATTGGCTTTGCTGCCTCGATGATCTCTGCCGATGTCGCCTTAATTTCGCCCTTGGTGTAATCCTCTGTAACCCCCAGGGCCTCCACCGATTCAGCAAGTTGGCCATCACGCTTGATGGTGGCTGGCGAGACCCTGAATTGCTCTGCCAGCTTGTCGGCGGTTTTTTGTTGGGGCTCAATTTGATCCCCAACAATCTTTCCCGACTTGCCGCCAATTCCGTCGGCATTGGGGATTGCCTTCTTCATCCGGTTGTAGATCCGGCCTCGAATTAGGCGGAGCTGATCCGGCGTAGCATTGCGGCGACCGGCTTGGTTCCTATCGATCCAATCCGCCGCCGCAATTTTGTCGGCAAACTGCTTTTCGACGACATTAAAAGCAATTCCGAGCCGAGTGCAAATCTCGTAGCGGTTGTGGCCGTCTACAATTGTTTCGCCCCAGACAACTAGTGGATCGCGGCATCCGTCTGCGGCGATACTGGCCTCGAGTTGCTCCCTTTCCTCTTTTTCAAGCGGCCACAAAAGCGACGCAAAATCGCGGTCAACCTTCAACTTCATCGATTCAAATCCTAGAAAACTCCCCCAGCGGTGCGGCGTGCAAGGCTTCCGCGCAGAACTGCGCAAGAGTGCACCGCTGGGGGAATGGATTGGGTAGCCTTGCACGGCTTGCGGACAGTCTACCGAATCACTTCCCGGCCGTCAACGATCAAAATGGCACCTCATCATCCTCAAAGTCCTCGGCGTTTTCCTTGGCCTTCCGCAGCCAATCGTCGAGCCATTCCTGATCGACTTCCTCAATCGGGATGTCCGTAAAATCGTGGCCGACTA